CTACCCATTCGGCGGCGGCACCCTCACCAACTTTACCCTCAGCCGCTGTCATATACAGATTAGTGGGTAAGTCGTTAGGCACTTCTGTGAACAGCTTGGTCCATGAGCGTTGCGTTGGATTGCTACGGCGGTTGGGGTCGTAGTCGTTAAGCAGGTTGGGACGTAAGCGTAGGAACGCGATACCCATTGCATCTACACCGTTATCCATAGCCCACTCGCACCAGTCGTCGAGCGAAGTCTCTACGTCGAAGTGATACATGCGGTCGTTAAGATGTCCGAGTAATGGCTTAGCACCTGCACGATCTTCTGCGCGGTTGCCTGTCGCAATGATACGCACGTCCTTGTCTAGCTTGAACATAGGGGTCTGACGTTCGAGTATGAAACCTGCCGCCCATGTCTGTAGCTGTTGACTAGACTGAGCAAGTTCTTCCAGAACAATAAGCCCCGGACCTGAACCCTCGCGGTAGTCATAGAACATCTTGGTCGGGTTGAAGATTGTCATACCGTCGTCGACACTGGGAACCCCGGTGAAGTCGACAACGTCGTGGTTGTTGATATGGACAACGAGAGTACGATCTTCGGGTATACCTAAGTCCGCACCAATTTGAATAGCAGAGTCACTCTTACCTGTGCCCGGCTTGCCATGAAACATTATGACGGCTTCGGGTGCGTTGCGGTAAATGTGCGTCGCTACTTTCTTACATTCATTAATACTAGGCATAGAAATTACTCCTGTGTGCACTTATCTGCACACGTTTGATTGAATATGGTTACATGTAAACACATAAAGAACTAACATGTCAACCAGTTAGGTTTATCACGTCGGGTGTACGTGAGGATTTTTGCCTTCTCATTTATATAGTAGGCACGGTAAGCACTGACAGCATCGTCGCGCTTGTACTCGTCGGGCATAGCCTGAGCGAATTGGGTTAAGCCGTCGTTACGCATCTGAGCGGGTGGGTGCGCAACAACGTCACAAAGTTTGGACCACGACAGGTGGGTCTTGAAGTACCTATGGGTGTACTCATCACTAAGGGCTTTGAAGTGGTCATAGAGCCAGTAATAGTTGGCACGTGTCTGTGCCGCCCATAGCGTGCAAGGGTGGTGTTTGTGCGTAGACTTATACAGCACCACGTCGTCGCTACCGTATGCACGATGAACGGTCGACAACATCTGCGCACATTCCAACGGCATCTTGACTACATGCTTGTCGCACTGCATTTGAGCCGCGACAGTTGGGCAGTAGTCGAGTACAAAGATATTCATAGAGTCTCCTGTTGTACTACAACACCGAAACCTAACTGCTGTATCAGTGTGAGTACGTCGTCGGTTAAAGTTTTAGTGCCTGCAATATCTGCGAACGTGTGAGCACGTTGGCACACGGGATAAACTACGCGGTTGCCGTAGTTGTTAGCGATACGAACTGTGATATTCATTCCGATACCTCCGCTAGTGTGCGGTGATATTCATCAAGAATCTCGCGGTACACATCATCTAATAAAGGTACAACGTCTTTGATATTCTGATCTTCACAAAACGTCTGCACGGTTTCGATCGCATTAAGTACCTCATCATACTTATCAACGGCAGTGGACTTATCTATACTCATGCTACTGCCTCCTTCCACATTCTCCACATGACGTAGTTGGAATATGAACGCTCAGTTACTAGGCGTTGCGTATCAGGTCGGTCGAGCCATGTGATATCAGCATCAGGTCGTGCGTAATGCTGGTGCTTGGACGTAGTCGGGGAATACTTATCACTATTACCGAACCACTGCTTAGTCTCGCAGTCATACACATACATTGGAAAGTGTGTGTCATACGAGTACACAACATACATTGAACGCTTGGCTTTGGGTGCAGACAAATAGTCTGACCATATAGTGCCTGCGTTGGTCTTGAATAACTTGCGGTCGTTGACGTACGACCTCACATCACGATTAGATAAACGTGGCATAATTACCTCCATAAAGACTTATTGAGTTAAACGCAGGCGTTGTATCGACGGCATAACTCGTTCGCGTAGTTGCGATAACGAATGTTAGCTTCGACAGTTGTGCCTGTGCGTAGATGGACTACAGCCCACTTGTCGCCTTGACGACGAACAGCATACAGTTGGTCAAACGTACTCATCACTGCCTCCCTACGGTGTTAGATTGGCGGTAGTCATTCCATACCTCAGCAGGCGTGATACATTCGCCCATGACATAGTTGCCGTGCGCGTCAGTTGGAAAGCGTTCGCCGCAACCTGATAGCCAGTTGAGTACGATGAACGAGATGAACGTTCCGAGTAGAGCCACAAAAAGTAATTGACCTACCCAATCAATGACACGTCGCAGTATGCTTTGACGTATCTCACGTTGAATGCGACGTTGGCGCAGTGGTACATAAGACATAGAATGCCCTCCTTTAAATGTTTACTTGTTAACAGATAATTAGACAAAATGCTATGTAGACAAAGGTAATTAGACAACGTCTAGTCGCTAAGTCATTGAATACACAGTATTTAGACAATAAGACAAACGTATGGAGTAATGAGACGGTGATGCCATGAGGAGCGCAAAATGCACGCCAACACATCAGAGTTATAAAATCCTGATGTTATTATTTATACTTGTCTTATTGTCTTATTGTCTAAATAGAGTATATAAAGATAATAAAAACATACACTTAGGGTATTGGGGTATTTAGACAAACCACTAGACAAGCCATTTCGTGTCTAAATACCCCTGATGGATTACGCATACTGTTGGATATCTTCCATTAAGCCGTCCATCTCGGCGCGTAGTGCTTGGAAATCTACCTTGACTACACCTTTCTTGGCGACTTGACTGCGTAATGACTTGATGCGTTGGAGTGCATCTAACTCTTTGTCGATTTGGCTAGGCTTATCGGCATCGACATACCATGCGTCACAGTTCATAAACAGGTGGATTGAATACTCTGTGCCGTCTGCATACTCGTTGATGCGTTCATCACGTGCAGACTTGTTGAGTTGATAACAATCTTTCTCTTTATTCCATGTGGCTAAGCCATTGGCACGTACCCATGCCATGATGCGCTTTTGGTTTACGCCAGTTGTTGCATCTATTAGACGCGTGAAGCCTGATACATCTTTATGCTCGAGAGCATGACCCGCGATGGAGCACAATACTTCGTGCACGTTACGACGGATTGCATCAGTTGATTTGCGGATACCCGCGATTTTTACATTGATTTGTTTAGTTGATAACATAATTAAATCCTCAAGATATTATAGGGTTAAAGGTTGCTTAGGTATGTGTACGCCATAGTTCCATACACATACTGAAACCACCTTCGAGGTTTCCTAAGCCGCCGCGCATCTCTGCCGGTGAGGTATCAGTTCCTGAACCCAGATGGTCCCCTGATGTCATGCGTGCGAATACACGCGTCCCGTCCCTACTACTAACGACCCCAACTTTGCGCTCTGCCTTTCGGACCCTTTACCTAGTCGCGTGGATTACGTATGCGCACCATGCGAGCGTGAAAAGGACAAAGTATTTCTGCCGGAGAGCCTAGCATGACAACCAAGTGATTCAGCGATTTTTCAGTCTCTCACCAATGCGGAACCGTCAAGAGGGGGGTGGGGAGGGACCGACGGGGGGGCGCCATGCACCCAGCCCTTATGTATCACGTATATCGCAACCCAAAATTTGACCCTTTTAAACTGATAATAAGTTATTCAGTTATTTCGTCGGTAGGGGCTACCCGGGTTAATACCGACGTCGACGGTTTTGCGTATAAATTGACATAAATGTGTTCACGAGTTAGCATCTGTCCATGAGTAAACAACTTTACAAAGCAATCGACCCCAAACAGGTGGACAAACCCATTCTGTCACCCGCAGATATGCTGGCGATTGAAGAGGACCCAACCAAAATGGAGACGGTTGCCCGTATGTTGGGTGCTGTGAACCTAGATAATCTGTTTCGCCACATGCAGAACCCTCAAATCAACCCAATGGCCCGGATAGAGTTCCAAAAGATGCTGAACAAGCTCGGCAAACTGGAACCGGATACCAAAGCGGACAACAACGGTGTAGGACCACAAGTGGTCATAAACATCACACGCGCTAAGGACCGAGACGAGGCCATTACAATAGAAGGTCAGGCACTCGACGATGCAACATGAAGTTAATTTTGAGGTTATCCGCAGCCTAGACGAGTTCTTTTACTCAGAAAAGTTCATTTCTCTAGCCGTTGGACCGGTCGGATCGACCAAAACTACCGCAGGTATTATGAAAATCGTGCACCATGCGGCACTTATGGCCCCGTGTAAGGACGGTATTAGGCGTTCTCGGTGCATTTGGGTGCGTAATACGCGGGAGCAGTTGCGAGATACGTCGATTCCAGACTTCTTAAAGTGGATACCTGACGGTATTATGGGCTCATTCCTCAAAACTGAGTACAAATTCGTCATAAAAATGGGCGATTTAGAGTGCGAAGTGCTGTTTAGGGGCCTAGATGACGCGAATGACGTGCGTCGATTACTGTCTTTACAGGCTAGTTTTATCATATTTGACGAGTTTAGAGAGATTCACCCCGACATTTATAACGCCGCACAGGGTCGTGTAGGCCGGTATCCGGACAAAATGATGAACGGTGTGGGGTGTAAAACGGATGATGGGCGCCCAAACGCTCACCTATGGGGTATGACTAACCCCCCTGACATGGACACCTTCTGGGAAACGCTACTCACCGAGCCCCCAGATAACGTTCATGTAACTATCCAGCCGTCGGGACTTAGTCCTGAGGCCGACTGGACGCAGTTCCTGCCTGATGATTACTATGACAACCTTGCTCAGGGTAAGACAGAAGACTGGATCGACGTCTATATCAACGCGCAGTTTGGCAAATCTCTCTCAGGCTTACCGGTTTTTCGTTCCTTCGACCGGTCAGTTCATGTTGCCGACTCCACGATCAAGCCTCTCTTCTCGGACGATCCGTTGATAATCGGTGTAGATGCAGGGTTAACCCCGGCGGCTGTGATAGGTCAGGTTGCGTACGATGGGCGACTGATCGTCTACGACGCGAAGATATCAGATGGCATGGGCGCGTTAAGGTTCGTGCGTGAGGTGATAAAACCTCTGCTCGTTAACAAGTTCCCGGGCCGTCGCTCGATAATTATTATAGACCCCGCAGCATTTCAGCGTGTCCAGACGGACGAGCGTACGGTGGCGGACATCTGGCGGAACGAAGGCTTTATGGTCAAACCCGCTAAGACGAATTCGATAGCTGCCCGTATCGCGGCAGTAGACAAGTTTATGACACGTGTAGTCGACGGCAAGCACGGGGTAGTTTTAGACCCTGAAGACGCACTGCCGTTAGTACAGGCCCTAGCGGGTAAGTATCGTTACAAAATAAATACAAAGGGTGTACGGGACGAGAGTCCAGAAAAGTCTCATCCGTGGTCAGATATCGCAGATGCTTTCCAATATATGTGCCTCCACGCAGATGGCGGAGAAGTTTTTGGGAGTATGGCCACAGCTGATGAGCGAAGAGAAGTGGTAAGAGTATCATCACGGGGTTGGACTTAATGTGTTGACCTGTTAACATATAAGCGCTATTGTATGTCAGTATCACATATATGAGATCATAAAAATGGCACTAGGTCCGCAGCTTATCCCTGTTGCCTCTGCCTCTGATTTAGAGGCGGCGGCGCTTCGTGACTCTGCTGAAAAGCAGATGACACCTATGGTTCAAGGTCTAGCGGCGCATGTAAGACAGCGCTGGGAAGTAATGCGAGACCATAAGCGGAACACGATTGAAGATCGTTTGTCCGCATGCGTACGCGCACGTAACATGGAGTACGACCCTACTAAGATGGCTGAAATCCGTGAAAATGGCGGGTCAGAAATCTTTATGGGTATCGTAAGCACGAAATGTCGTACTGCTACGGCGTGGTTACGTGACACCCTTCTAGGTACAGGTGCTGATAAGCCTTGGTCTATTGGTGCTACGCCTATCCCTGAAGTTCCGCCAGAAGTTGCGAGTAACCTCAAACGAATTATGGAGATGAACCTACAGCAGTACTACGCTGCGGGTAACGCTCCACTTGCCACCGACGAACTCCAAGAACTCGCTAAAGGTATGAAAGATACCGCTACTCGTGCGTTGAAGCACGAAGCTGAGAAACGTGTAGAACGTATGGAGTTGAAGATGGAAGACCAACTCGCCGAAGGCGGGTGGGT